GACTACCGAGGCGACGAGGTGGTCAAGCTGCGCCTGGCTGGCTGGAACGGCATGACCCGCAAGAACAAGCCCATGCTGAAGGGCAAGCTGAGCGAGCCGTATCGCCCTGACACCAAGCCTGCGGCAACTGTTGCGGCAAGCAGCGGCGGCGACTTCGACTTCTGATTAACGGGGCATCATGCGTGCAGTACCGGAAACGGCTGCAAGCCTTCTCTTGGGCTGTGAAGCGCTTCGAGTAAGTCCCCGCCTTCTTATGACAAAGCCCATCATTAAGCAGGTCAACAAGCATGGCGTCGTTCACTGGGAGGTGACACACCAAGGCATGACGCGCTTCTTCTTGCACGATTGGAAAGCCAAGTGGCATTACGAATCGCTGCTCAGATATCACCGATCAAGATCAGCGCCTAAAGACACGTCCAAGGATGCGATGTGACCTACGGCCTGCTTAAGCAGCTTGGTTTGATGCCAGCTTTGCTGTGCCATGGCAATGCACAAACCCATCAATGCCTCTTGGTTGTCGCAGCTTTTGATTTCTCGAATCGTTCGCTCTAACTGAAGCTCTTCTTCCAGACTCTTTTCAACAATCATCCAGTCGAAAGACATAGAGCCTCCGCATGGTTATGGGCTAATTGTGATCATCCAACCGGAGTTTGGCCCATCAACCAGCCATCGGTGGTTGAACTCGGACTGACGCACGCGCACAGACTTGCCAGACCTTGATTTGTCATGGCCGCCTTTTTCTATAAGCGGGTAGCCCATCGGGTCATGCATCACCCAATATTGGTCGCCAACCGGGCTCCGCTTGCCTTGGAAGCCCGTGATCACCGACCAATGGCCACACGCAGGACCGCCGCACATTGGCGGCTCACCACGGCTTGTGTCGCCTTTGTCGTACCACCCAACAAGAACGGCTGAGCCTCGCAAGATGGCCTCCTCAATCATCTGGGGATTGCCCCCTTGAGTGAACTGCACATCCAAGCCCAAAGCCCGGAGCGTTTGGAGCTGGGCATCGACGCTGGTGGTGTCGCCGTAGTGGGCCAGGTGAAAGATGTATTCGTTATCTGAATCGACCAGACCGGCGCTGGCTGCGAGCATGGCGGCGGCGGAGGCGAAACATTCGCGCCAGCCGTCTTGACCGTTGTCGAGTTGCTGAAAGTAGGGGACGAAAACTTCTTGGTCAATGCCTGCGTCCAACCAAGCTTCGAGCCATTCGCTGTCTTCCTGATAAAGCTCAGAAGGCATGGTTTCTTGTATGGCTGCAACGCCAGCCAAGTCGTGGGGCGAATCATCCTGAAAGTGCTGGAAAAAGGGCAGCAGGCTCAGCACACTTAAAAAACCGAGGGCTTTACTTTTCAACACGGGTATCAGGCAAGAGCAGATCCTTCAGGTGCTTGACCGCGAGGTCATCCAAATCGTTGTCAGTACGGGTGACGATTTTCTCCAGCATCGCCACGATCAATTCTTTGAACGCTCTTGAGCGCCACATCGTCATGACCAGCGGTTTAAGAACTAGAAGCATCGGATTGACCTAGTTACCCTTAAAGCGTAGCTCTGTTATCTCATGGCAGAAACTCCAGACGATCATCATGAAAAGGAAGGCATCTCAATGGCAGATGTCGTTAAGGCTCTTGTTCTGGCTTGGAGTGCTGCACTTCTTACCGCGTCCTATTTGGGCATTTTCCCTCACATGAAAATGGACAATACGTTCGTGGCCAGCTTGCTGACTGGCGCTATGGCCTCGTTCGGCATTGAGCGCAAGAGCAATGGAAATGGAACTAAGAAGCCGAATATCATTGACAACAAAGACACCAAAGCTGGCATTAAATGAACCGCTCACTCTTGGTATTGGGCATCACGTTGGCAGCTGCTTTACCTGCCAGAGCTGATCTGACCCACAAAATTCAAAGCTCAGTGCAGCTGGAGGTTGGCGGTGCTTCTACTCGCGCTATCCGTGTCGGCAATAGTTACAGCGTCAGCGGTTCAGGCGTCAGCACCACTGACGGCTCTACTGCTGGTGTTGTTGGCGGCTTGGGTGCTCATACTGCGGGAGTTGGTGCGTTGACCACCGTCACCGCTTCACAAGCAACCAGTGGTAACGCTTTTAGCTTTTCCAACAGCTACACCATCGGAGACACCATTCCGACTTCCGCTCCAACCGTTGGCGCAGTTCCTGCTTTCGGTGATGTCACCTCAACTGCCTCTGGAACAGCAGGTGATCTTGCTGGCACCATTACAACTGCAGGTGCCGTAACCGTGACTGCTGGTGGAGCAAACACCAGTGCAATCGGTCAAGTCATTACTGAGCTGACGACACGGTGAAACGGCTGATCATTCTGTTGCTGCTGCCGTCTCAAGCAGTGGCTCTGCCCGTTATTCCTAACTTCTCACAAGGTCAAGTCTCAAGCCACACAGAGTCCAAGACGGTTGTGCGCGAGAGCATTGTCTCTGAGTCCTATCGAACAGGTTTTGAATACAGCGTTAGCGGGACTGGCGTTGAGCCGACCAGCGGTGTAGTTAGCCCGTCAGCAGGAACAACATCTTTGAACCTTTCTAGCCGCTCAACCTGGAAGCAAACCGTGCCGGGTGCAGCGTTTCAGTTTGCGGAAACCTACAGCGGACCTGGCCTGATAGAGCGGGTAAATATCGAGCGCGAAACCCTGATTGAGACCGTCGTTGATTCCACCAGCACGTTTAGCCAATGAGAGCGACAGCTTCTGCTCTGCTGCTCAGCCTGATCTATACCGCTCCAGCAGCAGCACAAGTCAGTGCAACTGCATCACCTGTGTCAAACAGTAGTGGCTCAGTGGTCAACCAAGCTGTGCAAATTACGCCTGGTCAATACATGAAGCACAGCTACGGATCACAAATTCAATGTGACTCAGCCACGCTAAATATCTCCCCCTTTGTGTCTTCGACGCATTCTTTTGGCAAGCCAGATAATCAGTACTATCAAGAGCCGGTCTACGACAACAGCGATAACTTTGGCCTAATCGACCCAGAAACAGGGCTTGATGGCCCGGATGGGGTGCCTGATCGGCCTGGCCACGTTTTGTACTACAAGCCGCAGCGCACAGGCTACCGCCAGAACTACAGCAATAACTTCGGCATCACAGCCACCTTCTCTATACCCCTAGATCGTGGACCAATTGAACTGTGCAAACAAGCGGCCCGTCGCCAAGTCGAGTTATATCAACAGGCACTGGCTGATAAGCGGCTCAACTATGAGATGGGCAGGCTTAAGGCTTGCTCTGAAGCCATAAAGGGTGGTTACGGTTTTGCCAAGACTTCGCCGTTTTATTCCATCTGCGCTGATGTCGTCATCAAGCCCGTTCCAACAGAACAACACACTCACGAAATCATTTACCCAGAGCCCGCCTCAGATCGCGAATGGCTTGATTCCGGTGACGCTGAGCAGAGCGCCGCTCCTGTAGCGATTCCAGTTGTGCCTTACGGCCAAGCTTCTGATTGATTTTCTTCACCACCTTCTTCGTCACAGGCTTGGCCAGCTTCTGCAGCACTGACGCAATCGGCTTGGCAAAGATTGCCACAGTCGTTGCAATAGCAGCAGTCAATGCAACCGATACGGTTGGCCCAGCATCAGGCACATAGTTGTTGATCACCTGCCCAGCAGGCACTGGATCCCATGACTTCACGCATTTGCCATCTTGCAGCTCATAACCCGCCAAGATCTCTGTTCCAAGTTTGTTAAACGATCCGATTTCTTTCGCACCAAATGGCGGACACGGTGGATCCTTTGGCATATTTGATGTGTCAGGTTGGTTACCTGGCGGAAGAGAGTGCGTAACCTGAGCCGGACTTGCAACCTCCGGCTTTTTTATGTCTGCCTTGGGTGGCTCAACCCAAGTGAAGTCACGCGGCCTGTAATCCGGTGCTTCATAAACAGGCACCGCTCCAGTGCATAACGTCACGTTGCCACGCGGATCTTCTTCAAACGTTTCCGTTCCATTGCCAACAGCAATCCTGGCTCGCACGCAACCAGGCATATCAATAACTGGAAACCGCGTAGACGTAACTGGCGGCGCTGCTGGTAAAACAGGTGGTGGTATCGGCTGACCTACAGAGATCATTGGAACGCCGATTGCATTTACTTCGATCTCAGGAATCTCTGGCATGAAAGCAGGCGAACGGTTTACAGCAGGTCAGCTCTGGATTGAACGTAACCGCAGACGTGAAGGGCCGCCTGTTGTTTTCACCGTTCTATCCGGCAAATCCGCCAGACCATTTACCGACCCAAAAGAAATCCTCAAGTGGGTCAAATGGCCAAAAGGCACGCCAACTGGTGACGCGCTACGCGAATGGCTGGCTTCGTTTGAGCAGAAACAAGAGGCACCCGCGCCAGAACTTGATATGGCGAAAATCAAAGCTGAAGGCTTCGGACCTGAAGCTCATGACGACGATCCAACTGCCAACACTAAAATGGTGACTTGATTGGCAAAGCTGGACCCGTAGAAGTCGGAAGCTCCGGCATCGCCGCATCAATCTCACTTGGAATCATGTCAGTGACATTGCCGGTGATGTCATCCATCATGTCGGCGGCCATGTCGTCGATCATTCCAGGGATCTGGGCAAAGGCAGCTATTGATAAGCCAACCAAGGTGCCGCTCATCACGAAACCAAGAACGCCAAGAACGTTGCAAATTTTCTGGCCCATAGTGATTCAGAGAAAACAAAAGGCCCCCTTGCGGGAGCCCGATGTCGGTCTGTGTGAGAAACCTGAGCTAGTTATAGCTCAAAGATCGAAAGAACCACCAACCTTCAGGTTGAAAGTTGTATCTGAATCCATGTTGGTGAAAGACAGTTCGGTGTAGCCAGGGCCAAAGCCATAGCCCGCCTTACCGCTGACGCCCACCTCGGTTTCGCCAGTATCCGGGATTTGAAGCAAAGGCCCGATTTGAGCGTATGCACCATCGCCCTTCACACCTAAGTGAAATTCTGCGGTGGCCGCACCCACGCCATTGTCTGCATCAGCTCCAATGTTCACTTCCGGGTTGAAAAAAACGGGACCTGCGGTCACAGACAGGGGGGCCAATGCACTGACCGCAATAGCGGCGGCACCAGTCACAAAAGATTTGATCATGGAAGGTAGATCTACTTACCTTGGCCACGGTATCTCTTTTTGCCTCGTTTGGGGCGACTGTGCTTGCCAGCTCCCTGCGTGGTGCGTTTTGGCTTGCCGACGATAAAGACATTCCCGCTAAGTGACTTAGCCATCAGTCAGTTGATTCCAAGTTTTGATACTTCAAAGCCAGCCCCGTAAACAAGCCGTATTGCGGGTGACTGATCTGATCACGGCCATCAAAGTAAAACAGTTCCTCTATCCATTTTTGGCGATTGTTTTGGCAGACGATGTCCTCCGCTCCAGGCTTAGACGCAATCATCGGGTCAGGGCGCTGCATGGTTTCAAGCGATCTTGACAAGTGTAATGGCGCTTTCAGAACCGACATTCAAAACAGCGTTTGCAGCTAGCCTTTCCGAATACACACCAACGGTATCGTTCGCACTTAATTGATAGTAAAAAGTACCATTTGCTGATGATTCATTGTGGCCCGCACCGTACCTGAGGTAGGAATGTGCAGTTCTTTCTGCTTGCGCAGTTCCATTTACAGCAACGCTAATTCTTGGGTTTGATCTTGCGACAGGATTGTCTGTTGTGTCCAACACAAAATAAATGTTAAGGCTGATCATATACAAGCCAGTTTCAGGCACCGTGATTTCCGATGAGGTTGCAGACCATGTTCCTGAGGAAAAAGCAGCAGTTGTATTTAACCAACTGCGTACTGCGCCAGTCGTTAGATTGAAATTTGTTGTTCCAGTGCCAAAAAACTTAGCGTAAATGCCAAGGCCAACATTGGTCAGGCTTGCACCAGAGCCGCTGAACTCGGTAGCAACACACGTTCCAGTGACAGTGATGCCAGTGCTGGTAGTTTCAAGCTTCTTGGCGTTGTCGTGGTAAATCTCTACAGAACCGTTTGCGGTTGCTTTGAGATAAGTTTCATTGCCTGCAGTGTTTTGAAGATATAAATTTGAACCTCTTATAAGCAGAGATCCACTGCCCGTTTCTTCAATAATCCCTTGGCCAAGATCTGAACGGTGGTAGATTTGCAGGTCTTGGCTGTCGCCCATCCGCAATCTTTCATCGTCGCCAAGGTCTACACCGTCAGCAATAACCGTTCCGGTGACGGTGATGCCAGTGTTTGTGGTTTGAATCTTTGTAGAGCCGTCATATTGAAGTTTTACTGCATCATCAGCAGTAAACAGTGCCATGTTCTCACCGTTTGCTACGTTTCTGATTCTTAGAGCGCTTGCTTCTATTCTTAATTCACCAGTGCCTTGCTCTCTGATAAAAGTATTTGATCCGTCATGATAAATCTTTAGGTCATCATCAGTGCCGACAATCAGCTCTTCGCTGTCACCAAGATCAAATCCATCGGCAATAACCGTTCCAGTGACGGTGATGCCAGTGCTTGTTGTCTCAAGTTTTACGTTGTCAGTTGTGCCACCAGCATGGAGCTTTACTTGTCCACCTGCCCCTCCAGGTTTTAATTCAATGCCATTGATAAGGGCTGTATTTTGCTGGCCAATACGAATAGAATTAGACTGGTTCTCGATTAAAGTTCGCAGATAACTAGTGTTGTGTCTTGTATAAATAGCGGAGTCTCCGTCTATAACGATTGCGGCATCTGTTTTTGTGTCTACGTCAGCGGAAAAGGTGCCGCCATTCGCAAACGCCGCCCCAGTAACGCTTATGCCGCTGCTTGTGGTTTCAAGCTTTTTGGAGTTGTCGTAGTAAAGCTCTGCCGAGTCTGGTCCGAATTTTGCTCTAAATTTACTTCCGTCAGCATTTCTAATAAGTGTTTGATTATCTGCCATGATATTTAAATTGCCCTGGCCAGTCTCGGCGATATAGCTATTGCTTCCGTTGTGATAAATGTTTAGGTCGTCCGACGCGCCAAATGAAAGCTTGTTTGATCCTCCAGTGCCGTTTCCGTCTGCAAATTTAAGCTGACCAGTTACTGTTGCGCCGGTAGAAGTGGTCGTAAGCTTTGAGGATGAAGCGTACTGAAGAATTACAGCGTTCCCGTCAAGAACTAATTGTCCCGTTCCGTTGTCCTTGACGTAGGAGTTGCTCCCATCGTGATAAATCTGCAGGTCATCGCTAGTGCCAATAAGCAGCTTGGCGTCATCTTCTAGATCGATGTTGCTTGCTGAAAGCGAGCCGGTGACAATTACACCGTACTGTCCCGTCGCAAGCTTTTCAGCGTTGTCGTAATAAAGAACTGCTTCCCCATCTGAAATAAATTTCGCGCAATTTTCAAGAGCGTTTGCTTTTCTAATAAAAACATTTGTGCCCGCAAGAATTAGACT